TTCTTCTTCTGCTATCTCTATACTTTGCTTATAACTTAATTGCATATGTAAAGATAATTCTTCTTGATTTTCTGGAAGCTGGTCAGGATTATTAGTTTTAAACATATTAATCCCAGTATCTTTTTGAATTCTTTCAATAAAGCTTCTAGCGTTCATATCTCTTAATAAAGTCTCAGCGTATGTAGTTCTTTTCTTTTGAGACTCTGGATCTTGGGCATATGATTTTATTTCGTAATTTCTTTGTGACATGCCATTAACTACAATATCCACAAATTTAGAAATAATAGGAACAGGCTTCCAATCTAAATTAAGATATGATAAATCACCATTAATAGCTAACTCATCTTTATATTTTTGAACCGGTTGCTCACCTCTTGCATATAATCTACGTGTATGGAATTGATTAAAATTAACAATGAATCTATCACCGCCACCACGTGTATTTCTGAACCATTCATTTTCAATAGCTCGCCCTACTAATGTTCCATATTCCAACGACGCCTTTTCTTCATCTGGTACTACCTGACTTGGAAAGCTACTGTTATAATTAGTTGTTATCATTTATTTTATTAATTTAGATAAATTTTTTCCTGAACTATTATCATATTTTGCAAAATTTAATACCACTGGTTGTTTCTCTATTTTTGCATGTGGCTTATATCTATGTTGATTACATGCCATTAAAGCTAAACCAGAACTAATTGAAGCATCATGGCTTGTTCTATTATTTATATTAAAACGAGCCCAGTCTTCTAGTGTTCTTTGAAAATAAGTATCACCATAAGTTTCGCCTAAATTTCCTACAAAAGTTTCAATGTAAGTTTCAATAGCCGCCGCATGTGCTTGTTTAATATCTTCACTTGAATTAGGTATCCCACCTATTTCTCTTTCTGTTACAGATAATTTTGTTAAAATTTTATCTGGCCTATTAATAGAAAAATGCCTATATCCCCTGCGCTTAAAATAATATAATAATCTTGGTTTATTATTTTCTGCTAAGATAGGCATTCCATAGAAGACACATGCCATTAAGACGTCTTCAAAAAATATTTCAGCCGTTTGTGGCCTAGCTATATATTCTAGGAAAAAATGGTTAGCTGGTACATCTTCCATAGACCATTTTGTTAATCCATGTAATGAGCCATTTGATCCTCTTTTATCTACTGTTCCAGATATGTCATAAGGATCGCAACCAAATGCTCCTAAGTGTTTATTTCCAGGATGTTTCATCCCTTTTTTTATAATTACGCTATTTTGGAGATTTTTAGGGGGAAACCACGTAATATGGAATCTTCCTTTAGGATTAGGTATAAACAATACTCGTGTATCTTTTATACTATCTTCCCACATAAAATTACCTTTAGTAATAACGTTGCTATAATTAATATCTTCGTTCCAATCTATTTGTTCATAGATTTTTGTTAGGTTAAATAGAGATTCTTTAGTTTCATCTCTAAATGCATGCTTTTCAGTTCTAGGGAATTGTCTATAAAATTCATTTAAACCATCTGCATCATCTTTTAAGCCCTCAACTTCGTTTTGCCAGTAGTCAATAACCCCGATTTTAATCTTTCCTCCATGGGGACCAAAGGCTGGCTTTCGTGGTGTTTGGAAGACAGGTACGCCATAAGAATCAATGTATCCCTCGTAGTTCCATTCCATAGGAATGAACAAACTATATAATCCCGAGCTAGTCTGTCCATTGGCGTTTCGTTTTGTAACATCTGATGCATTATATAATCTTTTAAAGTTATCCCCTCCTTTATCTAAAGCATTTGATGTACTTCCCATCATACACTTACCTATAATTCTACTACCTAATCTTAGAGTTGTTTTTGTAACTCGCCAGTTATTAAGAATATTATTTGGTTTTTCCCACTTACCACTTTCATCGTGAACTAATAGTTTTAATTTTTCACCATCATAACTATTGTCTCCGGTATTCTTCCAGTCTATTGTAGTATCTAAACCTTCTAATAATTCTCCTGAATCTAAAGTAGTTATAGATTTTCTTGTAAATTTAGATGCTGGTACTCTATAAGCTAATTCTGTTTTAGGTCGATCCATACCATCTTGGATAGGTTTAAAAAAGAATGGATAATTAACTGATATAGGAACAACTTTATCCGTAAACATCTTTTTAGCATCTGGCCCAGTTTTAGATAATATTCCATATCGAGAATCACTTGCTAATGTTGCTAAGTTTACAACTTCACCTGAAGCCATAAAAGAAAACCCAGAACGTCTATTTTTTAAATAACACATTCCATAACATCGGGTATCCGCTTTACATGCTTCCCAAAATATAAAAAACAATCTATTAGCTTCTCTAAAATCCGGAGCCCCAACATCAATCTTACTCCATTGTAAATACATATAATGAGTACCTGTAAGATATGTATCAATATTTTTATTTTTAAACCAAAATCCTTCTTCTCTTCTTTTAAACTCTTCGTCTATATAATCATGCCATTGTTCCTTAAAGTCTTCTGGATATTCTTTCCATTCAAATACGGTTTTTATTCTATTTAATACTTTGGGATATTCTGATTTTTCCCAAGTATTACTTTCAAATTTTATAACCTTATTAGGGACTTTAGGTAAAGCTATTTTAAGATTTTGTATTTCGTATATTTCGCCTATTTGTCCAGTCTTTGAAATCACCACTACATCATGGTCTTCATTATAACCGTATTTCCATTTCTTATATCTATTTAACCTTTTTATTACTTTAGGTTTAATATGATCATCTAAGATTTTATATAAAGTTTGTTGGTACATTATTTAGACCTCCCTTCTGCAAATCCCTTAAAAGTTTTTTCTTTTTTAACTTCTTTGGGTTTATCTTCTAATATATTTTTTTCTTCCTCTATTCTTTTAAGAATTTCAAAAGCATCAAATATAGCGAGTTTTTTTGTAGCTGCAGCATTCTTTAATCTGTCAGCTGATATATCATCGTCTGAATCCACAATAGGCTCTTTAGCAACTTTGATTAATTCTTCAACTGCTTTGTGCCCAGCTTGGATTATATTCAGTTTGGTTTCCTTTACTTTTGCCATATTTAATAACAATATCTTTAGATTTCATACAATATAATAAGTGTCCATCAATTACAAATTCCCATTCACGCATAGGATTAAATCCTACTAAGTCATCTATATGGACATCAAGGTTAGTTAATATATCATTAGAATATTTTAATATACCTTGTTGTGGTTTTAACATTTCTACTTTACTTTCATCAATATCTCTAATTGGGCTAACAAAACAATAGTCTAAATTAGTTTGCCAATCATTTTTATTTTTATATAAATAGATTTGATCTAATGGGCAGAAATATAAATCTTCTGTAAAATAATTTCTACTATTCCTTTCATTCCCGCGTACATCATACCATCTTCGAAATATATTATGATGTACTACAACTGTGTCCCCTTCTTTTATATTAGTACATATAGCTGTGGGTGTAGAAATTACTTTGGCCATTCTGTTTATATATACAAATTCTTCTATACTTGTATTTACAATTAATTCAGAATCACCTACTTTTTTCGTATTATTATATCTACCATTTATAGGAGATATAATAAAATTAAATAATCCGTTCATTAATATTCTAAATCATACTCAACGGAAATTGCCATATTAGAATTAAACTTCTTCCATGGTAAAATTTCATCGTTCTTTTTAATTAAAATATTATATGAATTATCCTTGTCTTCATGTAATATATGTGAGATCTCGTGTCCTCCATAAACCTGTTGGCCTACAGCATAATGCATAGCATCATTTTTATAATCAGATCCTATGCTTATTTTTCTTATATTATTCGACATTATTTTCGATTTCAGTATAAGTGCCATCTTCTAAATTAATATTAATAGCGCCATACGTGTCCTCTATTTCTTTTTTAAGCTTTTCTTGATCTTGATTTACACCAGCTAAATCATGTAAAGCTGCGTGTTTTTGAGATTCTAAAATTCCAATATTAGTACATATTGTTCTAATTTTATTTTGAAATTCTAATATATTATCTAACTCTTCTTGTTTTATTTTTTTTTCCATTTAATTTAATTTAATTTATTTTAATTTATTTTTTAAATATACTTGTTACTTTTTCTCCACTCCGTCCGCCAAAATAAGCTAGAACAACAGCCATCATAACATTCTCAAAAGTTGAATTCCAGTTATCATGTATATTAAATGGTATTGTTTCTATACTATCTAATATACCTGCAAAAGAAAATACAACAATACACCATACTAAAACTAGTGGTCGAACATTTTTACTTAACCAAGAATCAGACATTGAGTCCGCTTCCCATCTTGAAGTAATAGCTTCTATTTCTTTATTTTGTTGTTCATAAATAATTTCTTGCAACTTGATTTTATCATCCGTTGCAACATCTGATTTACTAATAGCTGCAATTGCTTCTTTGGGTGATGTTACTCCTTGTAATACATTTCCTAAAGTAGGGTTGATAACTGAAGCAGCCCCAAAGAGAAGCTGCCCTACAGTTGTATCTTTAAATTTCTTTTTACTCACAATCCCACTCTAGACATTTACAATCCTTATCTTTTTTTGGATCTTTTATTCTTTTACATTTGCCATCAATCAATTCTTTACCCTTACCACATGTCTTTTCTTTTTCTTCTTTTGGCTCTTTTATTCTCTTACATCTTCCGTCAATTAACTGCTTACCTTCTGGACATGTCTTTTCTTTTTCCTCTTTAACCTCTTTTTCTTTTACTGGTTTATCAATACACTTACAAGCATCTTTATCCCATCTTTTACCTGAATCACAACCGCCTTTAGGTCTAACACATTTTGATTTTGACCCACCGCCTTTAGATTTTGTCTCAACATCTACGTCGCCAGCTTCACCCACACATTCACCATTTTTCCATACATATCCTGATTTTTTATCACATTCTGTTTTGCTTGTGATTACAGTGGCAGTTCCTCTTGCTGTTACTTCTTCGCTTTCTAATTTATCTTGTTCTTTATCACCTTCAGTTTTCTTTACACAAGTTTTTTTACTTGCATCCCATTTCCATCCTTCTCCTTTTTGCGCACATTCTGATTGTTTAGTTTCTTCTAATTCTTCATCTGACTTAGCAGCCTTACAAGTTTGACATTTTTTACATCCAGCGGAGTTATTTTTAAAACCACCTTTTGTTCCTGAATTACAACATTTAGAATAAGTAAATTTACTACATCCTTCTTTTGCTGTTATATTTTCAGTTTCTTCTGATCCTTCAGTTCCTCTTTCTAAATCTGTTTGAGTTTTAGTAGTAGTTTCTGTAATATCATCATCTGTAGTTCTTTCGCTTACTTCTTTCTTATATGCAGATGCTGTCCAACATTTATTATTATGCCATACCATTGGAGATTTACATTCTGCTTCAGTTTGATTTAATGGGGAAGCTCCTTCTTTCATATAAACTCCTTCAGTAGATGAAACTAGTTTATCATCTTTTTTTAAATTATTTAATGGAGATCTTTCATTCCAATTTAATGGTGAACCAAATCCTTGATTAAATGGAGAATATTTCATTTTAAAAGCTGAGGACTTCATTGAAATTCCCTTTGGATTATCTTTTTCAAGTTCTGTAATTTTTCCTCGTACATTTTCTACACTAGGTCCAGTTACATCAACTTTATTTTCAGTATAAACTTTTTTACCTTCTTTAGTACCAGTACCAGCCCAGCCAAATCCTTTTTGTTTATCTACTGATCTTTTAGTCTTAACTATTGTATCTCCACTATCACCGCCACCAGAAATTCTTTCTTTACTTCCTTTGGTTACATTTTTGCTACCAACAATGCTACCAGAAATTTCTCTACTTCCTTTATCAGCATCAGATAAAAATGTATCTTTATCTATACCAGAAGTCATAGCTTCTGCAGCTGATCTCGCTAGTCTTCTTGTTGATTGTCCTCCTTTATAGATATTGCCAGTTCCGCCGCCTGCAGCGCCTGAAACATTCCATCCTCCTTCTGCACCCTCAGTAGCTACAAAACCTCCAGTTTCTTTTACAGCTTTTTTAATAGCTTTCTTTGTTTGTCTATATTCTTTTCCTCTTCCTTTTCTGAAAAGATTTAATTTATTTAACGGTGACCCGTTCATGTTAAATGCCATAATAAAAAAATTTATGCGTTATAATATTCCTTGTATTTCTTTTTAAATAATTTGTTAAATTTCCAAGCACGCTTTTCCCATGGTAGATTCTTAGCTCCTTCAAGCATTGTAGATCTATCATATACTTGCCACTCGTCGTCTGGATCTTCTCTAAAATATACGGCGCTATCGTCGTATTTTAATAAACCGTTTTTAATGTCTTGAGCATGAACGTCTTCATGTCCTCTGACTTCTGCTTCCTTAATTGGATCTAATCCTGTTTGTATAAGTATACTCCCATTCATATTTGTCTTGCCCATTACGCCAGGTTCATCGGCGTTTAAATCACGATAATATATTGGGGTATTATCACAATCATATGGTGGTGGCCCTAATTTAAATCCCATTATACATTATCATAGTTAGGTTTATAAGGAAATTTTTTATTTAAATATTCCTTACGTTTATTGCAACCACAATCTTCCCCAGCTACTTTTTTAACTAGGCTTTTAATTCCAGTTGCTTTAGTGAATTTTTCTATTGAATCACCAAGTCCTTTAGAGTGCATGACTATCCTTCGTAATCTTTATAATGATGATCGACATCTCCTGTTTTCTTCTCTACTCCATCTACCAGATGTCTTTTATATTCATCTTTATTATGACCCCAGTCAGCTTGCTTTAAAGCTGCCCCATGATCCAATTCAGGAATATATTCTTCTTCTCTTTTAGCCTCACCCCATAAGTGATGATTCATGTGTTTTGAAATTTGACTTCCAGTTTCCCACATTGTAGGAGCACCTTTAGCCCATTTAGAATTTCCAGTATGACCATGCCAAGCTTCGTGAGTACCACTCCAAGTACCATAGTCTGCTGCATGCTCATCTCTACCTAAAGCATGTGCGTGAGCATCATCTCCTTCGGCGTATAATTTTTTAGCTCTATCAGCATCTTCACGTGCCCAAGAACCAGAATAATTTAATGGTGAATTATTTTTTGCCATTTTGTTTTTGTTTAATTGTTTATATTAATCTTTCGAATGTTATTTCTATCGGTCTATTACCTGCGTCTGATGGGAATGGATTTACTCCACCACCAGAAAATAGTACTTGTACTTGTAATGTATCACCAGCGCTAAACGTTTGTATTAGTTCACCGTAAAATATTTTATCACTTGTTAGCTCAGTAGATTTTTCATCTATTACATCTATTACTGTTCCGTTTATATTAAACCCAACACTAACTTCTGCTTGATTTGTTTGATCAAACCAATGCTGACAAGTTCTTACTTTCCATGTTCCAGCCGCATCAGCTCCTAATGTAAATGTTGCTTCTTGACCAGCTGTACCACCTGCAGCATTAGCAATAGCCCATAAATAACTAGCAGCCGCCCCACCTGGATTTATATTTTGTAAGTTAATTAAAGGAGTAGCGTCAAAAGGTATATTACTTGCAACTCCATTTGTCCAGTTTGTATATGCAACTGGAGTACCATTTGGCCAAACAAAAGATTGAACTGCTTTATATCCTATATATTGATTTAAACTTGGAGTTCTCCATTCAACACTTGTCCCACTTACAGAAGCTAATAGTTGATCAGTAGTTCCACTCCCACCGCCTACATCTCTTACTGCATCAGTTAAATCTATAGGAGAATTAAAAGTTGTTTCTTTACTAATATCATTAGTCCCGGCTCCAGGTGCTATTTCTAAAATTCCATCAATAGTTAAATTTCCTGGACCTGTTAATGTTCCCCCTATAAGTGGTAAATAAGGACCACCTGGTAATAAAGGCTCTAGGCTAGCAGCTAAATTAGCAGGAGTAATCTTTAAGTTATTTACTCCTCCATATCCTACTATGTCGTCGAAATTATTTATATCTGCTTCTGCTGTAAAGGCAGAAAATTTTATATTTGCCATGTTTTATTTTTTATTTATTCTCTAATCATTAAATCGAGGCCGTTTTCAGTTTCCATGAAATCTACTCCATTTTCCATTAAAAGAAAATTGGTTATTGGGCCTCCACCTGTACCTGGTATATTAGGTATTGCAAGTATTGCATTTGCATTTCCAAGAATTGTAGGTGCCATTATCCTGTTACCGCAATTATATCAGCTGCAGTTGTGCCAGTTGCCCATACTTTATATACAGCCAATGGTAACCAAGATGCATTACCGATGTTTACTAAAGTTACATCATCTCCTTGAATTGTAGTAACACGAACATTTCCTGCTGTTCCTACAAATAATAATAATCCTGTATTAACACTAAATTGAAAATTTCCATTACCTTTATATATTACAAAAGCATTACCTGCAGCGAATATATTAGCGCTAATTGTCATCTCGGTATTACTTTTTACTTCAGTAATTATAGCGTGTGCATTGGTGGTTGTGTTATATATGACATCTCCTTTTTGTACACCATCATTTAAGAAGGTTCCAGCCGCCGCTGTCATATCTGGTGGCGGTCCTGCAGATCCTGTAGTAGCAGTACCTGTGCTGATAATTCCTGGTTGAGGAATATTTATATCATCACTAGGTATTACTGGAATTGCAGATATTGCTTGATTAGCTACGTCGTATGCTCCCATAATTTTTTAATATTTACCTTTTGCTATTTCTGTTATTGGCCCTGCGTTATAAGGTGTAGCAGCTTTAGGCAGCATCATACCGAATAAGCCGTTACTTCGACCTGGACCATGTGGTCTATTTAATTGTGATAAAGGACCATCCCATATATGCGATTCCCCTGTTATCCCTACTTTTTTACCTTTTTTTTCCATAATTATTTAAATTATTCCTTGTTGATTATAAAAATTTTCGTACATATCATTTAATCCTTGATCTGATTTTACATTAGGATTAAACATAACATTACTATATTGATTAAGTCTGTCATCACCAATTTGTTCCATACCTCTAAATGCTCCAGGGACAGTCCCCATTACACTTCTTTGTCTGGCTTGATAATCACCCCAAATTCCTTCTGCAGCATTAGGGCGATTTTCCCCATATCTACCCCACATAGGTTTAGAGGCATTACTCCATGCATCTTGATATTCACCAAATGTATGAGTCCCTAAATTTTGAGTTGTAGTTCTTACATTAGGATTAATTTGTGTTGGTCTCGTAACTAGATTGTTACGCATAAACTCATGCTCTTGGAAATTTGTATTAGTGCTATAGGGTACATTCCCTACATCCTGTGTTTCCGAAGGCATATTACTTGGTGATTGTACTTCTGGCTCATTTGTTGAGGGATTCAGTGGTTCTCTTCCAAGGAGTTGATTAAGATTATCTGCTCCTGAAATCCCGCCATAGGATATTGTTCCATGACCGACCGGTCTTCCTACTAACCCTGTTGATCTACCAATCTTTTGTTCAATTGTTGGCATAACTATCCTTTGTGTACTCCAGGTACTCTTAGTATTTCATCGCAATCTGCTTTACTAGAACATTTTCTAAACACACCTCCGTGTTTATTATTCCAAATAAGCCATTGCCCATCTACTTTTTGAACGCAGCCATCACCGCCTTTATTTTTTGCGCATCCTTTACCTCGCTTATTAAGTGGGGATTTTCCTCCCGCTTGACTAAGGGGTGAATATTTCATATAAAATGCCATAATTTATTTATTTAGTTGTTATTAATTTTTATCCTGCCCAGCATTCACCTTCACTCCATCTTCCACCAGCATTTACGCACTCTCCTTCAGTCGTTGCTCTAGTATAAGCATGGTCGTCACGTTGATTTTTATTGTTAGATGGCGTGTTAGCGTTAGGGTTTACCTGAGGTTTAGGTTTACATGTATCTGTTGCTCGGTCCCATTCTTTATCCTCACTTATACACTTAGCTCTTGCTTTACCTAAATTTATTTTAGTTAATGATCTTTCTCTATCTTTACTATCTGGATTTTTAGCTGTGCCTGATGCTGTTCTTAAATGCTCATGCCTCTTGTGTGGATCTTGTTCGAATAAATTCTCGCCACCTTGTATTAATCTACCAAAGAATGTTTTACCTTTTCCTATTTCTCCCGCTCTATATTCTTTACGAGCCATTGCTTTATCTTCACGCCATAAGTGTCCACCTAGTCTTTTTTCTAGTCTTGCTATTTGGGCTGGATTCTTACTTTTAGAAATTCTATCTAATAACCTTTGTTCTCTATTAGTTGGCGTGCCGCTTTTTCCTTTTAGTTTTTGGCACTGTTCATCTGTTAATCCTGCACAAGGATCTGTTACAGTATCAGGACCGGTATCACCTAAGTTACTTCCTCCAGTTGTTGGTTCAAGTGGCGACGCATAATAACTACCATCAGCTGCTCCGCCAGTCGAATCGACTGTAGGTGGTTTATGTTTAGTCACCGTATTTGCATAAGTCCAATAATTTGGAATTGCATCAAAAGCTAAAGTTTTTATTGGTGAGGATGATGTAACTTTTTTACTCATATCTTTGTTTATCTTTATTTACATTTTCAATAGAAATTTGTAAAACTTTATCCATATAGGTTTTTCCTTGCATTATAGAATTACGTCTTTCACTTGTAGGTATATCATCTTCCCCTAGCATTATTCTATACATGCGTTGAATAAGTTGTTTACCTTTAAAAGAAACTTTATACATATTATATTTTTGTGTAGTACGATTCCTTCTTCGCCATACTACAATCCAATTATTTTGTATTAATTTATTCCATCTTCTATTATTCCAACTAAAAGCATAAGTTCCCATTTTGAAATCTTTAATGGTAAATAAATCTATACAATCTAAATATATAAGTAACTCAATTTCCGCATCAGTTAGGTCGTTGTTTCTGGAAGCCCATTTTCGTATTATACGGTAGTGTTTTAACAAGCCCATATTTTTAATATCACTTGCTTCTAGCTTTTTCATAATACAACGACTACATCTTGCAATGTAATAACATGATATGGATTTTTATCAATTTCTATTTTATGTCCTGCAGTTTTATCGTAATATATAATATCTTTAGGAGATACGCCTATTACTTGATCCCCAATATATATTACTTCTGCTTGTGCGTATCTTACATCTTCCCTGCTGGTTTCGGAAAGAAATAAACCGCCTTTTGTTTCTTTAGTTCCCCTATTCAGAGGTGTTACTACTATATATCTACCTATTGCTTTCATTAATTCTTAAATTATTAATTACACAATCTGTAGATAAAATTGTAGTCGCTACCGACACTGCATTGGTTAATGCACTCTTAGTAACTAACAATGGATCTATAATCCCAGTGTTTATCATATTTACCATATTTCCTGTAACCACATTTATACCCATACCCTCTCTGGCTATTGGTATATCATTTTTAATACCAGCATTTTGTAATATAACATTAAAAGGAGCTTTGATAGCTTCTAATAATATTTTTTCATATTTGCATTCTGATTTTATTTCTTGGGCTGCATTTAATAAAGCAATACCGCCGCCGGGAACTATACCTTCTTTTATTGCCGCTTTAGTTGCGCAAACTGCATCTTCTACTCTATCACTCTTTTCCTTTAATTCAACTTCTGAATTAGCACCTACTTTTACTACTGCTACTTTAGCAGATAAGCGGGCAACCCTTTTTTCAAGTTGTTTACGCAGTCCTTCAACTTTGGCTTTCTCCATTTTTGCTTTAACCTCAGTTACAATTTTGTTAACTTCTTTAGGTACATCAGCAACTTGAATAATAGTTTCTGTTTCGGTTGTTTTAACTTTTATACATTCTCCTAAATGTTCTGGTCCTATTAAAT